ATGACAAAGGTGTACTTACACCACATAAAGGAAAAGAAGAGATTCTAGAGCCTCTAAATAAGGATATAGAGGATTTCTTGGCTAAAGAAGATGAGTTTAGTTTAATTAAGGATAAAATTAAAGTTGAGGATATAAAGCATCTCATATTAAAGCCAAGTTTCTTGATTTTATGGGACAAATATCTTGAGGGATTAGAGGAATATGAATGATAGTACTAAAAATGTAAGGGCATATATTTATGGGTTATTAGATGGTAACATAACTCATGATGGAAGTGGTGTTACAGTTGTTAATAAAGCTACTGATGAAACATCTTATCCTTACATTGTGGTACAGGCAACAGGAATGGTTGATGATTCCTTAAAAGATAGATTTGGAGGTGTGTATGAGGTTCAAGTCCAAGTACACACTAAATTTCCTTTAAATTATGGAGGACAGGATGATTGCGATGATATAGCAAATTCAATTCTGCAAACAATAAGATTAAGGAATGCGACATCTGACTTTGGTGCTGATACTATGTATATGTTTAAACAAACTAATCAAAGGTATTTAGAAGATGATGATGGGCAGTATGAATACTTTACTAAAACCGTAGTTTTTGAAGCAAATGTTTTAAGCGATGCTTAATGGTACATTATTTGTTTTATATATTGATAATGATAAACTTTTACTTTCAAAATCTCATTCTATTGGATTTAGTGGGGATGCGGTTGATGCAAGTTATAAGATACCAAGCGAAAGGATTGTTGGGGATAGTTACTATTGGGAAACTGCAAACTTAAATTGGGAATCAGCTAATTTAAATTGGGATGATGTTACTTTTTCTACTCAAGTAAGTGGTTGGAAAGAGTTTATGATGGGTTATAAGTCGGGCAGTTTTTCTGTTGAAGGCTTACTTACTTTTGATAGAAGTACTCAATTTTGGAACACAACAGATTATTTTTGGGAATTATTTAATGTAGATTGGGAGGATGGTGCTATAGAACCAAATCCATCAGCTACCTTGGATGAGTTATTAATAACAAGAGAAAAGGTTAGATTTGATATAATAAGCAATTCAAACTATACTCTTTTTAGTGGTATGTGTAGGGTAAATAATTATTCATTAAACGCTAATAACGAGGGTGCTATGTTTTATAATGCTGATTTTACTATCACAGGAGTATCATCATAATATTTTATGTATTTTTTATTTATCTTTGAGTAAAATATTAAAAAATGGCTGCAATTAACGGAACAGAATTAACATTATATATCCCCTCGGTAAAAGTAGGAGGAACAACACCCACATGGATAGCAATAGGATTATCTAAATCTGCTAGTATTTCATTAGCTGCTGAAATGGGTGATGTATCAACTAAAGATTCTAGTGGGTGGAGTGAATCACTTTCTTTAATGAAATCTTGGACAGTAGATTTTGAAGCATTGGTTGACTTAGATGTAACATCAGCGGATCCAAATACTGCTATAAACATTCTACCTTTATGGGATTACTTTAAAAACGGAGATAAGCTAAAAATTGCTTGGGGCAAAGGTGGTTCTTATTGGTATGGTGATGCTTTTATTACTTCTTTAGAGGAAAGTGCTGAAGCAGAGCAGCCTGTTAGTTTTAGTGGTTCATTACAGGGAACAAGTGTATTGGCTCTTGGATCAACTACTCCTCCAACATATCCAACGTAATTAAATAACTAATTAATTAATTTTTATGGCAACAAACAAACACAGAGGTACTTGTATCATTAATCTTGATGGTAAGAAAAGAGGATTAATATTTAACATGAATACTTATGCAATTTTTTGTGAAGGTATGGATATTGATATTAGCCAAATAGGAGATGTGTTAACCGGCAGACAACAAGAAAAAGCGTTTTGTTGGTTGCTTTATTCGGCATCTATTGCCTACGATGAAAAGCATAATAATAATATAGATTATGATATACATGATTTTTACGATTGGATTATAGATATAAGTCCTAAAGATGCTGAATTAGCTACAAATACAATGTTTGCATCTAGATCATTGAAAAATGATTCTAATAATGGTGTTTCAAGGAATGTTGTTGAGGCAACTGATGAAAATACTTTAAAAAAAAATTAACAACTTTTGAAGATATTCTAGATCAAGCAATAGGAACTTTGGGTATAATGCCCGAAGTTTTTTGGTTATTGACTTGGGCAGATTTTATTAGGTTGTTAGAATCCCATGTATATCTACAAAATCAAGATTGGGATAGAATAAGGTACCAATCCACAATGGTAGCTAATTGCTCTATGGGCAGAAAGAAGGTAATTAAGCCAAAGGATTTATTTCAATTACCTCACGATAAAGAAAATAAGAAAAAAGTTGAGTTTCCCTCCCAAAAAGAGATAGATAATGTCCTAGGAAAAGCGGTAGAATTACCTATTTAATATTAATTAAATTTGTATTATGGCTGATGAACAAAGGTTAATAATAAAAACCATAGCAGACACTAAAGGGTTTACTAATGGTTTAAATAGAATGCAATCGAGTTTAAAAAAACTCAGTGGTGTTTTTAGTGCAGTAGGTGGTGCATATGCTGCTTCAAGAATATTCAACATTGCTAAAGATTTAGTTAATACTGCTGCTGAATTAGAAACAGTAAATAGAAGTTTTGAAAGAACTTTTAGTGATTTAGCGGGAAGCGTTGAAGATAATTTAAATCAAGTAGCTGATCAAATAGGTAGATCTACTACTAGCTTAAAAAAAGGTGCAATATCTTTTAATGCGTTTTTTAAAGGTTTAGGTTTTGCCTCAAAAGAGGCTGCTAATCTTTCCGTAAGTATGCAATTATTGTCTTTAGATTTGGCAAGTTTTTTTGGTATACAAGATACAAATGCACAAAAAAGATTTATTGCAGCATTAGCGGGTTCTCCCGAAGTACTTGATCAGTACGGTATAAACTTAAAGCAAACTGCTCTTCAACAGGAATTGTACAACATGGGTTTAAAAACCACAGTACAAAATACTAATGAAGTAATTAAAACTCAAGCTAGATTAAATGTAATACAGAGAGCCATGACTAGTGCGGGTATTATAGGTGATGCACAAAGAGCAGTATTTACATATGCGGGGCAAATAAAGTCATTAGAGGGTAATTTTTTAAAACTTAAAGAAAACATAGGTGGAGCATTAAAACCTCTTGCTAGTTTTATTGTATCAATTGCAGATACTGTCATAAGTGATGGTAATGATGATATTCAAGATTTAGTTGATGGTGTTACACGTTTAAGAAAAATTCTTGGTACTGATGATGAATTAAAATTTATTAGAGCAATAGCTGACAATAGAGATGAAATACTAGGTTTAAGTAAAGAATATTTAAAAAACTTAGAAAAACAACCCGAACATCAAAGAGTATTAAATGCATTAGGTAGAGAGGAATATGAAAATTATCGTGCAATACTTGATTTATTTAAAACTATTCAAACGGTTGGTGTTACTAATGCGGATACGGCAAAATTACAAGTTTATTTATCTAATCAATTAAAAGCAATTAATGAAAAGATAGGAGATCAAGAAAAAGAGCAAAAAACTATACTTGAAACTATAACCAAAGAGTCAGAAAAAAGAATAGAATCACTTCATGATGAACTAAAGTTTAAGAAAGATTTAGAAGCTATTGATAAATTAAAGTATCGTGATTTACTTGATCAAGAAAAACTTCATAGTGGCATTACCAATGAAATGGCAATGCAATACAGAAACGGTATAATAACCGAAGAAGTATATAAAAGGCAAGAAAAAATATTAGCTAGAATACAAGCAGCACTTGCTAGAAAAACAGCCTCCAAAGAAGCACCAACTTTAATGAAAAAAGGAGGTGATGAATTATTAGAGGTAGAAGAAATAAAACTTGATGAGTTAATACCAAAAGAAATTTCAGAAGGAAAAGAAAGAATATTTAATTGGGAAAGTGTTTTTGATAATACAGGATTTTTAGAGCAATTAACAATATTTGAAGAAACACTTAAAGGTTCAATAGAAGTTTTTGATCGTCTTAGGTTTGATTTTGTTAATGGAGTTAAGCAAATGGGTTTAGATTTAGCTGCGGGATTAAGTGGTGGTTTTGCGAGTGCAGTAAGCGAAACTCTTAATGGTAACAAAAAGTTTGTTGATGCCCTTAGAATTGCAACAAAACGAACATTAATAGCACAATCCGCTGATTTAGCTGCCCAAGCAATGTATTATGGTATTCTTGGAACTGCTTTACTTATAGCCGGTACATTTGCAGCCAAGCCTAAGTTAGCAGCAGAGGGAGTGGGTTATCTCAAGGCTGCTGCGGTTATGGGAGGAGGTGCTGCAATTTTAGGTGCTACAGGAAAATCAATTAAAGGAGAAGCGGGACTTGGTGTAAATGGGACAGGAGGAAATGGAAATGATGGAATTGGATCAAAAGGAGGAACTTTTACAGATTTCATGAATGCAATACAAGGAGAACAAGTATTTAGGTTAGCCGGTAATGATTTAGTTACGGCAATAAATAGAAATAATACATTTCAAGGATCTATAGGAGGATAAATTATGAGTTATTATCAAAAAAAATACATATTAGAGTTTGATGACATTATTGAAAACGAATTTAATCAATACAAACTTGAAATATTTAAAAAATATCCTACAACAACTACTGATAATGTTTATGAAACCGTAACCGCTAGTGAGGCAATTAGTATAGGTGATCCTGTAGTTTATGTTTCATCGGGTGTTGTTGCTAGAGCAAAAGCATCTACTAGTTCTTTAATGCCTCATATTGGTATTGCTAATACAGGAATAAATCAAGGTGCAACAGGGCAAATTTTAATTAGCGGTGTTTTCCCAAATCCTACAAGCGTTAATGAAACATATTATGTTGGTGAAAATGGTGGATATACAACATCTACTGTAGGATTAACAACAATAGATGTTATAGGTTATCAATTTGCTTACAATGTTCTTGTTTTAACGGATGCAGAAGTTACATTAAAAGGAAATGGTAGTCCAATAATACTTAATTATAATTTAGTTAAAGATGATATTTTATCTCCATATAGATCAAGTTATTTAGATATTTCTTTTTACAAAGAAAGTTTATCTGATGATTTTTCTGAGTTATTTATTTCTGAAAATGATTCATTTAAGGTTTATTTATATAAGAATAACAACTTATTTTGGCAAGGTTGGATAGGAACACAATTAATTTCAGAACCATTTGCGTCACCTCCATATGTTATGGTATTAAAAGCATATGATGGGTTGCATTTATTAAAAGATATACCATATTTTGATAGCTTAGATGTATTCCAAGCAACATCTAATTTATATAATGATAGATATGGATATCATAATCTTACAGATGTAATAGAAAAATGTATTTACAACACAGGGGTACTAAATGATGTATATTATTATGTTAACATAACTAATGATTTAAGTTCAAATGCATTATCAACCTTTGTAAATAAAACAAGGGTTCACCATCAAACATTTTTAAATGGTGAATCTAATTCTATGAATATGCAAGATGTTTTGCAAAACATCTTAGAAAGTTTAGGTGTAACAATATATCAAAGAGATGGTAATTGGTGTGTTGTTAGAATATCTGATTTTACTTTAAATACAGGAACTACTAGTAATATAGTTTTAAAAAGAAGTGTTTGGAGAGCAGATGATAATCCAAGTGCAACTAATTATGTATTAACAAATCAATCTTCTATTATGGGTAGACAATATATATCTAGTGAATTAGATTTTTATCAGATTGAAGCTAATACATTAATTACTTTTCAATATCCATTAAAAGAAGTAATTATTAAACAAGATTTTGATCATAACATGGTTACAGATACAACTATTGATTCTGTAAGGGATTTAGGTGCATCTGATCCATCCGGTACTTATTTATTTACTGAATGGGAGGCTAGTGGTGCATCAGAAGCAGTTGTTCTTAGATCAAATGATAATCAAAGTCAAGCTAGGAATTTAAATAAATCATTTATTGAAGTTGATTTAGGTACTAGTGATATGGAATTAAATTTTAATGATGAAGCCTTATATTACCCTGTTAGTCATGATTGCACTATTGATTCATCTACTATTAGTGGACTTAAAGCAGAAGCCAAAATACGTCCATTAGGAAGAAGTCAAGTTAAAGATGAATTAGCAGCAATTATTTTTTCACCAAGATTATCATGGCAAGGAGGAGCAAAAGGTTTTGGTATAGGAGGTGTTACTAGAAGATTTATATTAAAATCTTATTCTCCATCTACTCTTGATCCTCAAGCTACTATTGTTCGTGATTATGAATTAAGTATTGGTACTGCTAATTATGCTCCCGAACTTACTAGATCAAATTTAATAATAACTACATCCAATAACGATAACTATGTTGTTACAATATCAACTACTTCTTATCCTACTTGGTATGTAAGCGGAACACTAAATGGAACAAATACAATAACAAAAGCAGATTTTACAGGAACACCACAAGGTAAAATGACTCCGGCAGAATATACTGTAAGTATTACTACTTCATCAGCTAGTATTGTTTCAATTGAATGGGATATTGAAGGTATTATAAATGGTAGTGGTGGTGGAACAAGCAATTGGGAAGCTAAATGGTTAGGAATACCCGCAATTTCAAATGATGAGACTAAAGACATTGCTGCTAATGTATTTGAAAAAGACTTTAATTCTTCACAAGCAGATTATGCAGCAGCTAGAATAGTAACAAAAAAAATAAATGATTGGATGGATTGTAGTATAACTGCATCAGATGGTTGGGATTCATCAATTAATTCATTAAAGGTTGAAATGTATATTTTTGGAGGTGCAAAATTTCATGATGCTAGTGGCAATTTCTTTCCTTTTCCGTATACAAATACATATGATGTTAGCTATAGTAATATTAAATTGGTTCCAATAGTTACTAACTCAAAGTTTACTCCAAAAAAACAAGAATATATAGTTTCACAAAATAGTAAGTATAGCAGTATTAAAACAAAATCAATTAAAATGGGTTCGGGTTTATTTAATACGGGTTCTAATGTATTAGTTGGATTTGTAGATTCTAGTCCACCCGATGCTCTTAAAAGTTGGACTAATTGGGATGATACTAAACTAAGTGGTTATACTCTGCAACATTTACTAGCTGCCTGTTATATGCAATTATACAGAATTTCTGTTAGAAGAATGGATGCAGTTCATCATGGTAATTATAAGTATGGTGATAGATTAATTTTAAAGGTTAATGGCTCTACAGAAACATTGAATGGAAGTCAAGGTAAATTTTTCCCCATGAATGTTACAATGAATTTAAAAATGGGGAATATAAGTTTTAGTGGCGATGACTTACTTGATAACACAAGCAGTAGTTGGGTTTCTACTTTGACTAAAAAAATAAAATGGATTGGTAATAATGGTATTACTGAAACAGAAACTTTAACCTAAAATACTTGCAATTGTAAATATTAGTTTATACAATTGTGCAGTTAAACATTTTTTTTTAATTTTTAAACAAACATATATGGCAAAAAGTGATCCATTAAAGGATTTATGTGAAAAGTATAATTTGCATAATGATGACACCTTTAAATCTCCTCAAGGTTGGACTATAATTAAACGTAGAGGAATTGATAAGATTCAAGCAATTGCTAATATTGACATCAATTATGATATAGTAGAATATACTCCGGCTGAATCAGCAGCAATAAAAGCTACTTCTAAATGGAATAGTAGAATACTTACCACTTTTGGTGAATCTAACACTAAAAACTGTAGACAAAGCTATGTTTTAGCTATGGCTGAAAAAAGAGCCATGTCTAGAATAGTTTTAAAGCTGACAGGATTTTATGAATTGGGTGTAATGTCAGAGGATGAGTCTGAGGATTTTAAAGAGGATAAATCTAAGGATTTGAATAGTAACAATAATACTACAGACAGTAATAGTAATTACAATGAACTTCCAAAGGATAGATTTGATAAAGCAATAAAAAACTATCAAAACAATCCGGATGGAGTAATAAAAGAGTTGAAAAAATGGAAATTATCTGATGATCAACTTAAAACGTTAAGATTAAACAATGTAAAATTATAATTATGAGTGAACTATATTTAGTAAAATTAAATTTAGAGGCTTTAGAAGCCTTAAAAGATAAAGCATGGAAAGGTAAAAACCTTGATGTTGCAATTTGGGTTAACAATGATGTTGATCATTCCGATGATAATGAAAATTGGAAAGCAATTTCTATTTCTCATGGTAATAAGAAGAAAGGTGAGAATGTTGTATATGTCGGTAATGGCAAAAAGTATGTAAATGCTGATAACCCTCCATTTTAATGTTTAAAATAAAGAAGGTTATACCGGATTTATCAAACGAATTATACCATTCAGTAGGAGCGGGGATTATATCCTCCTCCTTCTTGAAAGGTGTATATAAACATAGCGTAAAAAAAGCTAAGATACCTTTGGAGCCAAATGATGCTTTAACGTTTGGTTCTCAATTCCATGACATATGTGAATTAGGTAGTAAAAAGTTTCAGAGCAAATACTCTGTTATTCCCGAAGAGAATAGTAATAAAAGAACTAAGGCTTATAAAGATTTTATAAAGGACAACAAGAATGCCATTACAAAGGCTGATAATGTTAGAATAAATAAAATGTTTGATAACTTAAATAGTAATGAATTTTATCGAAGCCTAGAGGATAATTATGATGTTCACGCAGAGCATTCATTTTATGCAGAAAGAGATGGTTTAGATTTTAGGATACGTCCGGACAAACATTACTCACATGAAGGTGAAATATTATATGTTTGTGATTTTAAAACTACTTCTGATTGCAGTACTTTTAAATATGATATAAAAAAATATTCATATGATTTACAAGCAGTTTTTTATTCGGATGTTCTTGGCATTAATCCGGCTGATTTTTACTTTATCGCTATTGAAAAAACCTACCCGTACACGTGTCAAGTGTTTGGATTGTCTGAAGAATCAATACGAAGGGGTAGAACCAAAATGGATATAGCTATAGGTAAAATTAAGAGAGGTGAAAAATCTCTTGGGTACGAATTAGTAGAGAGAGTGTAATGATTTTATCAGATTATAAGAAAAAGTTACCAAAAGTAGTTTACATATTTGGTAGCGGTGCTTCAATAGATTATTATCCTAAAAATTATTGGAATAAAAAATTTACAGTTGGAGTAAATATGTCTTATAAGTTTGATAGTCATTTAGATGCTATAGTTGTTTCACATAAAACTCATATAGAAGACATTCAGACTAATTATAGTCATTTAGATTTATTTGTTAGTAGGTACGATTGTACTATGAAATCTAAAGGATTAAATAAAGTTGATGAATCAAGTGCTTACATATATGATAGTTTAGGTGATACAGGACATACAATTATTCCAAGTATGTCTTTAATGGATAAGCCAATAAAAAATACAGTTATTACTTGTGGTGATACAGTATGCAGAGCAATAGGAGTATTTGTATATTTAGGTGTAAAAGAAATAAGATTAGTTGGATGTGATGGAGGTAATGGTTACAAAGGTGACATGAACAGGAAAGGTTATTATAACAATTCAGTTAGTCCATCAGTTACTACCGGACACGCAAACAGATCCATGATTTCTAAAAATCACATGATTAATGGACTAAAAAAACACGCAATAAACATAAAATTTAAAAAACCATGATAATAAATATTATAACAATATATATTAAAGATAATGATTGCTACGGATTTGATTTTATTAAAATAAATCACAAATCATTATTATCAATTCACTACGATTCATTTTATAAAAACATATCTATAGAATTATTCTTTAGAATACTTTTGTGAAGCGTTCTGAGAAGACTAGAAACAATAATTCAATGACAGATGCTGCATTCTTCGGTTGGATTAGATCGTTGCTTAGAATGCGTTATATGAGGGGATGGAAGCCTCATAATGAAGTTGCCAAAGAGAATCGAAGGGCAATTACTTATAAGAGTAGATCAAAGTGGGAATATCAATGTGCTAAATGTGAAAATTGGTTTTTACGAAAAGAAATTGATATTGATCATATAATACCCTGTGGTACATTAAAATCCTTTGATGATTTATCTCAATTTGCTAAAAAATTATTTGTAGAAAAGGATGGTTTACAAGTTTTATGTAAATCATGTCACAAAAACAAAACACATGACAATGAAACTAATTCACCATTATTTTAAACATTATAAGGAAGATAAATTTGTTAACCTAGTTATTAAAGGAAACGAGGTATTTGCAATAAATAAAATAACAAAATGTAAACAAATTTTTATTGATTCAAGTGAAAGCATTAAGATTATTGATGCTAAAGATATGGAAAAAGTTAAAAAATATATTTATGGCAACTAGTATTGAATTTAAAAAAAAATACCTAGCTAAAATAAAAGATATGTTAATATTTGACACATTATTATTTAATAAAAGAGATGATTATGATAGCGTAGAGGAGGCTTATCATATGCTGAGATATGATTACATGAAACACGCTCAAGTTTTCTTACCGGCTAACTACGCTAGGTTTAGATGTATGATTACTTTAGGTGCAAAAAAAATATTAGCCAAAAGAAAAAAATTTAAATACGTTATTAATGATTGATTCATTCTTAGAAAATATTGATCATCTACATGATTTAGTGGTGATTAAAACAAACATACCTAAATCAGTAAAAAAGGATGTTGTGATGCATATTAGATCAATGAAGAAAAACATTGTTGACTTTGTTAAAACCAATTCATTAACTGAAATTGATGGTGTTAATGATGAACAGATTGATTTTTGGGATTGGATAAATAAAGGGAATAATGCTGAGACAACTTTTATAAAAGAATACGATAGAATATTTAAATGGAAAAAGGGATGGGTGCATTCATGGACAGGATATTCTAATGAAGGTAAATCATCTTGGTTATATTTTATAATATTAATAAAACTGTTACAGGATCCGGATGCAAGGGTTGCGGTTTTTTCTCCCGAAAATTATCCTAGGAACAAGTTTGTAAAAGATTGGGTAAAAACAATGTTAGGTAGTGATCCAAAATATTCTACTAAGGCAAAATGCCAAAAAATGATAGAGCAATTTGATGATAGATTATTTTACGTTTACCCATCAAATCATGATATTGAAAGTATTGAGAATCAATTTAAAACATTGATTAAGGTAAATAAAGTGAACATTACCGTTATTGATCCATTTTTGAAGGTAAGTAAGCCTCTTGGTATTAATGATTTACAATACCTAACATCATTTGTAAAAAGACAGGAGGTATTTGCCAAAAGTTTTAATGTTAGTCATCATGTAGTTAATCATCAAGTGACTCCTACAATACTTGAAACAGGAGATTATCCCGAACCGGATATGTATAAACAAAAGGGAGGTGGTAATATTGCTGATGGATCTGATGCAGTATGTTCTGTTTGGCGCCCTTATGCAAAAACTAATGAAGAAGATAATACAGTAGTAGTTAAAACTCAAAAAGTAAAAGATTTCGATGTTTTTAAAAGGGGTTATTTAAGATTAAACTATAATCTTAGCAAAAACAGATATTTCTTAAATGGAATTGATATCTTTGAAGAAGCTATGAAGAATAGCGAGTTCAAGACTGAACTATTTTAATATGAAAACGATAATAACGATACTAGCGTTGTTAAGTGCAGTAGCTGCACCGAACGCAACATTAGAGAATAATTACGATACATATTACTCTATAGAATACGATGATGCACCATCAGTAGATTCCCTCCTCCAAAGTATTATAAAAGTTGAATCAAATGGAGATTCATTGGCGGTAGGTGATAAGCACATGAGTACACCAAGCATAGGTTTACTCCAAATTCGTAGAGTAATGGTAGATGAAATTAACAGGATTCTCAGAAAAAGTAATGATACAAAGCGATATTTTTATTCTGATAGGTGGAGTGCCTCTAAATCAATAGAGATGTATTACATATGGAAGAGTTATCACCACCAAGAATCTAGTAATGAGATTATTGCTAGAAATTGGAATGGAGGAACTTACGGATATAAAAAAACATCAACAGTTAAATATTGGGCAAAGGTTAAATCTAAAATGTATGGGAGTAAGAAAAGCGTTTGAATTGAATATTAATATGTTGGAAGAGATTTTAGATGTATTGAATGATGAATACGAACAGTTAGAATATGTTGATATATCTGATTACAACAATAAAGAAAAGATAATTACACGATTAGTTGAATGTATGTTAAGTTTTAATGAGGACATACATAATGAAATGATAGAAGATGAAATATATAAAATATTAAGCGATGATTAAAGGATATTATCCCCCAAGAGACATTGAAGGTTATTTAGTTGATAACTTATCAGATGTACCAAAAGAATCTGAGTTGATTGATTATAATGAGTTTTATAGGTTGTTTAAAAAGAAAAAAACGCATTATATATATAAAATTAAAAAACCTAAAAGTGCTTTAATGAATTTAATGAGTAAAATTTCTAATTAAAATTTATGAAAAATTGGAAGTTGATTACATATAAACCAAAACTGACAGAAGTAAGATTTAATATAAAAACTATACCTAGACAAAGCACTAAGGGTATAATTATAAAATCAGAAAGTGAGAATTATAATGAAAAAAATATTGCTCATGCATATATTCATCTTAATGGCACCATTGATTTAGGATTAAATCAAGATATGATATCTGTGTATAGTGAGGATTATTTAGTTGTCAAAATACTTGTAAGGCATAAGTATGATTCGGATAAGTTAGATAGTTTGAAAAGCATTACATCAACTACTGATTGGTTGTTAGCCTCTCAGCTTGATGCTTTAGCTTGGTTATGTAGAAAGTGGTTTAATGATTACGGGGTTGATGATATAATTTATGAATGTGGTGAGATGTTTCCAAATAAATTATTAACAAAATATATAGCAAATGAAGGATTTACAAGGTACGTTTAGTCACGACTTAGAATTTGGACATGAGGGTGAAAAGGTTGTATTAGATTATATTAGGACAAAATATGAATGTGCAGTACGTATTCCTAAAAAGTTTTCTGATTACGATATTTGGATTCCGGAAATTCACAAAAGTGTTGAAGTAAAATACGATGCAAAAAGTAATGACACAGGAAATTTTTTTATTGAGTTATACATGAATGGTAAACCATCGGGATTACTTTCTAGTAAAGCAGATTGGTGGGTTTTTTATGATGGGGAGAGATTTTATTGGATTGAATTAGAAAAACTAAAGCAGTTAATAATTCTTTCAGATAGCAATTGGATTTCTGTACAACCAAAAGGTGATAAAGCACCTAAAAAGGCATTTATAATAAAAAAATCATTAATGTCTCAACATTCTATTAAAAGTTTCTTTTGAGGTTTAGAAAAACAGAACTTCATAATATGTTTAGGGCATTTCTTGTCTTATCATCATTTCTTATAACAGTTTTATCAATTATTATATTAATTTATTATGCGATTTTTAGTAATTATTAAATCTCACTATAATGGTGTTAGTTATCATAGATTAACAAAACCATTTGAAAAATTAAAACAAAAAGGATATTTTGTAGATATTATTAAGACATATCACGAAGCTAAGATTGATGCAGATAAATATGATTACTTAGTATTCAACAGGGGATTGGGTTATAATTATCACGATTTAGAAATTATAGAAAAATTTAAGAATAAAGGAATTAAAATAATTATGGATATAGATGATTATTGGATTCTTCCCGATTATCATCCAATTATTTGGAGAAAAGATGTAGACTATGATGAATGGAAAGGTAGTATTTTAGCTAATCTAGCAATGGCTGATTACATTTGGACATCAACAGAATACCTTAAATCTAAAATAGAAAATCTTGTTCCTAATACTCCAATAGTTATAGCTAGAAATGCAATAGATTATGATGATGAATTGCAATGGAGCGAGGCTAAAGGAAAGTCTAGAAATAAAGACAAGGTTGTTATAGGATATGCCGGTAGTACAACTCATTACAAAGATTTGGATCCGCTACAAACTCCTATAAGAAGAATAAACAGTAATAAGTTTCTTAGAAACAATGTTGTGTTTAATTTATTTGGTGCTGACAATAAAACTGATTTTGGAATAAAAGTTTGGAATCATCAAATAAACATCATGACAGTACAGGGTAGGTTTAAAAATTTACAGATTGATAGCGGTAAAAAGGTTAGTAGATATGCATCTTTTTATGATGAGATGGATATATCAATTGCCTCTGTAATTGACAATGAATTTAATAGATGCAAGAGTGAATTAAAGGTGATAGAAGCCGGAGCAAAATATAAACCATTTATTGGGACAGATGTTATTACATACAACAGGACAAATGCTAATATTGATTTATGTAAAAACTCTGATGATTGGGTAGAATCTATGAAAGAATTAATTTTAGACAAAACATTAAGAACAGAATTAGGTAAAGAGTTGGGTGAGTTTGTTCGTGATGAATACATTATTGACAAGGAAAATCAAGCTAGATTAAGTATTTTATGAATTTAGGAGAGTATGCTGAGTCTTTATTTACTACACATTGCATAGATACGGGATACATTGTTTCTAAGCCATTTTCACATTACGCAAGGTATGATTTAATAGTTGATGTAGATAATTTATTACATAGGGTTCAAGTTAAATCTACGGATCATATACGTCCCAAGGACAATCAATGTCAAGTTAAAATTGATTACACAAAAGATGAAGTTGATTGGTTTGCTATTTATTTTAAAAAACTTGATTCTTGGTATGTCCTACCTATTGAAGTAGTTGATAATATTATTCAGTTTTCTGTAAAAAAAGATTACGAATCAAAATATAATGTTTTTAAAAATAATTTTGGATTTGTAAGACATGGTTTTTAGATTTGAATATTATTAATCAAAAACAAATAAACATGGATGAAGATATATTGAAAGAATTGTTTGAAGCTATTAACCCTAACCCAAAACCAAAGACTAAATGATTTGCGTAAATTGTAATAAAACTTTTAATAAAAAAGAAACAGAAAAGGTAATTGGTAGAACTAAAAAATACTGCTCTGTAAAGTGTAGAAACCAAAGTTACAATAGGGTTTACAGGGAACGTAATAAAAATAAAGTTGATGAACCATCATCAAGAAACATCAACAAAATAATTCAAGGTGATTTCAATAAAGCCATTACTGTTGATAATGATTGGTTTTTTTCTACTAAGCTAGAGGATTGGTGTTCATCAAGAGAATCTAAGTCTAGGGCAAAATATAAAAAAATCAAAGATAAAAAGTTAAAAGAAAAAAGAGAAAATGAAGAAAATGAGCAAAATGAAGAATAGTTTGTATGATATGTTATTGCATAATGCATTATCCAAAAAATCTAAAGCTACTTTAACATTAGATTTGATGACAAAAAACCCTGTAGGTATAGGCGATCATTCAACTGATGATTTTTATAATAATGCAATTGATGCTATTAGAAACTTGACAGATGCAAATGATGAGTTGGAAACAATACGTAATTACTTTAATAAATGATTAAGAATTATTTTTTATTGGATAAGAATAAATACGGCAAAGAATTAATAATGTTTTGTAGAACATCTGATGGTGTCTATATATACGATCATGATAAGCTATATAACAAGCACATAAAACATTTATTATCACTACCTTGTTGGAAAAAGTATGGTAGATATACAAAGACATATGGCATTCCTTACCCAATGAATTTAGATTGTGTTAACATTAATGAATCTATATAAAAGACATATGGGAGGGGATACCGTGGTTAAATTTATAATTGGGATATTTTTTGTCTTAATTTTAAATGGATGTTCTAGTTTAGAATTATTTATCATGGATCAGAAAGCAATTGCTAGAGGAAATAGGATGAATAACTACAATAGATTTCCTCACAATATTCCTAGAGATTTTAACTGCAATGCATCAGTAATTATAATAAGAAGTTCTCCGCAGTTTTACGGAATTTCTCCTACAATAAATAAAAGTTCTATTAGAGCAAACTATCATATAAATTGCTCACAACATCAACACAATAAAAGGAACAATTAATTCTAATTGGATCCTGTATAATTCCTAAAAGTTTTTCTTAATATTTTTATTGAAATTATTTTATTTTATTTTTTTTTAAAATAAATATTTTTAAAAAATATTTATATAGAATAATATTTAGTCCAAAAATTTGAATTTTAGAGCAAATTCTCAGACCAAATTTTCAGACCAAATTTCTTCTGACTCAGAAAATCCTAAGCATATATAAAAATGTGTCGTAAAAATAATTTTTAAA